CGTATACGTATGGACATACTTTCAAGTACTAAACAATCATCAAAAACATACATTACGAGTAAATATGCCATACTTGAAAAAGTCCGGCATCATATCCGCGATATGAAGGAAAATAGGGTGGGGAGAGATTTTGCTATAAACTACAAGCCTGGGCTTGCTGCAGGACTTCGGTCTCTGATTGAGTTTGCAGAAACTATAACTCTTCCCGCACTACCCGATGAGTCCATAATAGATGCGATATATGGTCATCTAGCTATGGCAGTAGCAAGTTCAAAAAGGCTACCCCCGTCACCCGCTTTCTCACAGTGGTTGCAAAAATATGGCGCAATAATATGTCCAGAGTTTATAGAGGATTATAAGCATATGGCTGCGCAAGAGTCATTTCAACCAGAGAGTGTTGAAATTGCAAAATTTGAAGGTTTCATTAATGCTCCACCTAGTCCTAAGTATGAGGTCCCTGCTGTGGATCCCCATATATTGGTGGCGTTAGCTGAAGCTGAAGTTGGTAATCCATCTTTTACTATACCGTTTTTATCTGGGTTTGCGACCACGTATGACGGTGTACCTGTTAGAGTTCTGACAGCACAATCAGAACAAGCTATCGGTGCAGCAAATAATAAATTTAATAATTATAAGCATGTAGATGTAAAAGTGAATGCAAATGATCTGTATTTGTCGCAGATGCACATTGTGAAAGCCCTGGGTCAGGAGTATGATCCAGAGTTGGTCAGGATGTTGACAGATACTGATGGAATTCTCCCGTCCATAGATAAAGATACGTCTATGGGATATAGTAACATACAATTTTTCGATGTTGTGGATGGTGTTACTAAGGAGGTACCAAAACCAAAGAAGAGAGATGCGATGGAAGCTCAAGCGAGCAACTTTGAGAAATACAAAGCTGACATGTGGGAGTACATAACGGGAAAGAGGGATGCAATCCCTTTCCCGGGTCCGTTATTCGAATCACATAAACTGGAGATAATTACGTTTATAGAGTTATTCGGAGAGAGAGAGGACTTTATGTCTAGTGCCGATCAAGAAAAGATATTAATGAAACAGCGCCTTTTTTATATGAGCGCTTCATTAGCATTAATGGCTGACAATGCTGTATTTAAACCTTTAATAAATACAATGCGGTATTGGTTGTCAGCAATCGGTATTCAAGTCACGAACGGTGGACTCATGGAAATGTGGGATATGGTAATGGGAGAGAGAACGTCCCCACTGAAAGGCAGGTGGAGGAGGATAAGAAGGTTCGCGAAGAAAAAGTATGGTGTAGACTTGGGGGAGAGAAAATATGGAGAGGGAGACTGGAGTAGTTATGATACGACTTTAGCAGCGATGGTTATGGCTTTTGCCATAGCGACGGCTTTTGCCAATTTTTCGATGGATGGTGATCCGTTGATTAGATTGTTAGCCATCACTGCTCACGGCCAAAATATCACGAAGGTGATGTATATGTATTTGGCTGATCAGTATTACAGAGTTCATGGAAGGATGTTCTCTGGGGTATTGATAACATCAACGATTGATACGGTATATCAAATAATACTGTATATTTATTATATGAAAATGTTGATGAAGCGTTATGCGGATAATGTTCTGCTGGCGGAGGTTGTAACGGGTATGATGTTTCTTATGTTCTTTTATGGAGATGACCATGTTGCTGGCTGGTGTCAGTGGCAGGAGCAGTTTAAA